CTCATCCAGAATTGCAATGGCTGACTTTCCATTCCGCTCCGTATCATTCAGCCCATCAATAAAGGCAGACAGCGCGGCAACCGCATCCTCACGGAATACCTGTCCAAATTGTTCCCCCGTCATTCCGGCAACGGCAGCATACTCCTCCAGCGTTTCCGTGTCCAGTTCAACGGCAAGCTGCATCTTCTTCAACAGCTTACTCATGGTAGAACCGCCTTTTTCCGCTTCAATGCCGACAGAGCTCATTGCTGTGGCAAGCGCCAAAATCTGTGCCTCACTCAGTCCTGCCAAGCTGCCGGTTGCAGCAAGGTTTGTCGCCATGGAAACAATATCTGCTTCCGTTGTGGCAAAATTATTACCCAAATCCACAACAACAGAACCAAGCCTCTCCCAGTTGCTGATACCATCAATGTCATAGTCCTCCATGGAAACAATATTGGCAAACTTTGCAAGAGCACTCGCAGCCTCCTCCGCACTCAGGTTTGTTGACACGCCGAGGTTAATCATGGTCTCCGTGAACTCCGTCAGGCTTTCATTGGCAATGCCTAGCTGCCCGGCAATCTCCATGACTTCCGCAATCTCTGAAGCGCCGGAAGGGATTGCGCGGGTCATTGCAAGGATATCCTCCCTTAATGCAGCATATTCTTCCGCTGTTGCATCCACTGTCTTTTTCACGCCGGCAAAAGAAGATTCAAACCTGCTGCCCTCGCGCACTGCTGCTACTGTCAATGCCGAGGCGGCAGCACCTGCCGCCACTGAAGCTTCGGCAATTGCAGAGAAGCACTTTGTACCGGCAGACATAATGCTGTCAAAACCCTTGTCCAGTTTGGAAAAGCTCTTATCCAATCCCCTAAACCAATTCTTTACCTGCAGGTTTGCAGAAGTCAGGCTTGCTCCAAAAGATTTATCTATGACGCCTGCGATTCTGATTGCCATTTGGTACTCTTTTCCTTTTATTGACAACCTCTGTCACCTCCTTCACGATCTCCAGTAAATCCGGCACAGGCAGGGCATACAGCTCAAGCAGCCCCGCCTGTACAGTCATGGATAGCTCTATTGCTACCTTTTTCAGCTTTGGAATATCGCCCGGTCTTAATCCGAGCCAAATAAAAAAGCCGTTACCCTGTTTTTTATTTTCATTGCCTCTTTCGGTGGAAGCTGGGTAAAAAATTCCACAGGCAATTTTGCTGCCCTTGCCGCCAGATGGCACGCATACTCCAGTGATACCTCCGGCATAATGTCGATAATACCCGCAGACGTCCTTGCCATAATCTTATTTACGGCAATCATATCCGCCCCCGTCAGATCTTCCATTGCGGACAAATCAACCTCAAAATATTCCTTTCCTTCAAAAAAGTATGGCTTATGGAATCTTACGACCCTGCTCGGCCCAGATTCCCACTCCTCATCTCCTATTTTTTCTTCCTCAGCCAAATTCAGTTCAACATTAACAGCCTTTTCGTTTTTTTCCATCAGCTAAATGCCCTCACTTTCTCTAAAAGGTCTTTCCCGTTTACCACAAAAACGGAATTTAATTTGTCATATTCCAGTTTGGTGACACCGCCAATCTCAATCATGATGTACATAAGTTCCAACGTGACGCTGGCTCCCATCTGCTTTCCAAGCTCATAATTGCCGGGATTAAAGCTTTTTAGCCTCCCTCGTTCCACAATCCGCATCCCCTTATAGTCCACGGCTCCGGTGCTCTTTACGGTTGACTGCGCGGAAGCCCTGAATGTCAGATCAACCAGCTCCGAAGGATTCATAAGGGTAAAGATATCCTCATCCAGTATGCGGAAAGGCACCTCCTGCGTCATGGACGAGTACATGCCCGCAATACTGGTATCATAGCTGCCAAGAACGCCTGCGCCGCTTACCTCTTCCGTGATTGCCTCAAACGAAGGCAGCGTAACAGAACCTGAAACACCTATCAGCACATTTCCATTGTTATACACATTGTAATTATTAATAACCTCAGGTACGTTTGTAATCGTGCTCATCCTCATTTACCTCCTAAAGCTGCCTCAATCATGGACGGATCAAATTCCAGCACATTCAGTATATCCTCTGCCGGTGTATAAGGAGCAAGGTACTGGCGGAATACAATTTTTCCGTCAAGCACTTTTCCTGTCGGATTATCGTCCCGATTGTAAATCATGCGGATTCCCGCACATTTTCCTTGAGAAACAAGGCTGTTGCCGCGTACGTTTTCTGAATCCACAATGGATTCTATCAACCTGTAGTTTGCCGGACTGTCTACCTTTTCCAGATACGTGGTGATAAAACTGTTTCCCCACCACGAAAAGAATCTCCTGCAGCTAATCCAACGATCCTTGGGGTCTGTTACGGCAGGATATGCCGCAGTATTATTTCCCCATGACCGGAACCCGTTTGTGTTTACCGCAGTCACAATACCAACGCCGTTTAGTTCATTTGCCTGACTTATGTCAAGGTTTATTTCCTTCCCTTCCCATGTTACCGTCGCCGCAATTTTAAGCGCATGGTTTGATGGTGACAGGTTCGGCACACTGTCATTGCCGTAATCGGTAAAACAAGCCATTGCCGCATAAATAGCAGAATAATACATTATTTTTTTTCCGTATTTTACCATAGGCCATACACAGATGGTATGTGCAGAGGAAAAGCCGCTCTCTTCCTTTACGCTTTCCGCCGCAGCATACATTCCGGCCTTTTTTGTGTCGATATCCACAATACATTCACATTTAAATATGCCGTTTACGTCTGTACACTTTTCTGCAAGTGCAAGCCCTACCACAGGGATATGGGACCAGCCCGGTGCAAGCAAAAGTCCCGGCGTCACACCAAATGCCGGAGATACCTTCCTTACAAGTTCAATCCCTGTTTCCTCACCTGTACCTGTATCATAGTGCCCTATGACATCTTCTGCGGAAACTTTTGATGTATCCAGCATATTGCCGGACATTTCCAGCGCTGTAACGCCTGCCTTTAAGACCGTTACCACTAAATATCCATCACTATCAAAGGAAACCGTGTAATCCTCGCCGCATACAAGGCCGCTAACCGTAAGCCCGTCAAGAAGGACTCCCTTCTTTGTGGACACTGCCTGCCCGTCTACAACAGAAAGTTCCTCACTGTACACTGCCTTATGGACAGCAGGGTCAAGCACATTGCAAAGAACTACAGGCCCCACTCCAAAAACCTTAAAAAAAGCGTCCATCGCCTGACATAACGTATAGCTTTCATAATCGTCAGAATAACCGACCGCCTCGCATGCTTCTGCAAAAGTATTGCAGAGAAACAGTTTATTTACTGCAGACCTTGGGTCTGCCGCCAGATTGACCGGCGCTGTACCGAAAATCACCGGCACGCCCCCCATGTTTAAAACGGGAGATGAAATACTTGTCGGATTCTCCTGAATCCGTACACCGTGCATATATGTCATTTATCTTTCCTCCTGAATAAATTTTAGGGCAGCCTGTGTATATATTTCCCACAAAGCTCCTTTTTTCATATTAATTGCCTTTACCGCGGAAGGCATTTCCTTTAAGGGTACAAACAGCCTTGCCATCACCGGAAAACGACTAATGCATTCTACTGCCTTTGGAGGCAGACTGCCGCTTTTAAATACTGTGGAATGCCTCGCAACTCCGGAAATTGTGGGCCCCAGATACATTACATCTGCAGGCGGCTTTGCCGTCTTTCCCTGCGGTTTTACATCAGCCCCCGCCTTAGGCTCCGCTATCTCTTTTTTATTCATGCAAAAAAATCCTCCCTCCTGATAGCTGATATGTTGAAACTCATGCCACAGGCTCCAAAGAAGTAAGGATAGTATAGATCCTCTCTTATAACCCACTCAAACTCCCCTGAATATACAGCCCCGCCATTTAAGCATGGGTTTTCATGAAACCTCTCGTAAATTTTTTGTATCATATTCATTATGTCTCTGTGCCCCTGTGCATCGGCAGAATCATCCCACGTGCCGATAACCATCGAAATGTCAACTGTGTTAAAACTGTCTCCCTTTCCTGCATCACTGCCGCTTCCCAGCCTGACAATAATATAGGGAAACGGCTCATCCTCTTCATCAGTCTGGCACACTGGGATATTTTGTGCGAACACATTAACCGGCACATAACCGCCTGACGGTTCTCTGTACCGGCAGCCTTCAAAAATGCGCCTTGTCTCTTCCACAAGGTCATCCTGCAGCATAAGTGGTGTCATGAAGTGCCTCCTACTTTAAAAACCTCTTCATCTGCTCCTCAATATTTTTTTCCAAAAGGTCATACATTTCTTCTGCTATCTCTTCCTTATATACAGTCTCCTCCATTTTGGGTGTGGATATGGAGATTAGTGACCGGAGCAGTTCCTTTTTTGGCTTTGACTTCATATATTTACCCGGCACACGCTGTGCAAGCGCCATATGCCCTGTGGGGTATTTGACGACAAAGCCCTTATACTTATCCCTGTGCGCCTCCGGTCTCAGGGCAATCCTAGAAAGTTTAGCTCCTCTCAAAACCCTTGCCTTTACCCATTTGGGCGCCCCTCTTCCGCCGGGATAATAAGTGCTCGGCTGCACGTAGAAATCAAGCAGTTCATTTACAGCCCCCTTTGCCCTTATTGTGGCTGACAGCTTTTTGGTATTTGTCTTTTCTATGGAATTTGCCTTTCTGATATCTTTCTTATATCGGTAACGCGCCTTTGCACCATCCGCCATGCGTTTTTCTGTCTGCTTTGCCGTATTATTGATGGCATTGCGCAGTATCAGTTTTGACTTATCCCTCGACATATTAAGCTTTGATTCAATTTTCAGAAGGTCTTCCATTTCTACCTGTATATGAATCATGACTTGATTGCCTCCAGACACAGAGAATAGATGCCGTCTTCATTGACGGCATCCGATACAATATATGTTTTACAGTCAAATACAACCGTTCGCCCTACTGCAGGCAGCGCGCCAAAGTCCTCCGCCCTGACATAAATGAGCAGTTCCTTCAAGAAAACTCCGTCCGCTTTAAAACTACGGTTATACTGATATCGTTTTTCCCTGTTAATCAGTTCATTGTTATCCACAATGCACGGCATCATCACCCCGTTTACCATATGCAGTTTCGCAAATTCATCCATATTCAGGAATAAAATCTTGTTATCCTGCGCTACCTGCTCCTTAAATGTCATGGCTGCCATATTTCCCTCCTCTGGTACTAATGAACCCTGCCTGCAAGCCCGCTCATCTGCATTGTCCCCGAAATTGCCCCTGCCAGACCCGGCAGCGCTACAGATGGAGACGCTTTCACGGATTTAACAGATGCTCTACTCCATGCCGCTGTCCCTGCGGCCAACCATGCCGCAACCATGTCAGGGTTATTTGCAGGAAGAAAATCACCCGGTTTATACTGTTGCGAATTATACAGGATATAGGTTCTTGCAACCAAATTCTGTACACAAGCCTCCTCGTCCATGGCACCTTCTTCAGTTTCCTGCTGTTCTTCGGCTTCCTGCTGTTCTTTGACCTCCGCTTCTTCTTTTGCCCTGTCAATGCCGTCAATTGCTGCTTCCTCTTCCTGCTCTGGCACAAGAGTTTCTGCAGTCGTACCTGCTACCGTATCTTCTTTCTGTCCTTCCTGCGCCTTATCATCCGTGACTGCCGCAATTTCTTTCCTTTTGTTCGCTGTTTTTGCCATAGTTCCTCCTATCCCAACAGTTTCACAAGGATTGTACCTGTGCCTGTTGCTGACTGTTCCGCTGCGTACCCTGCCGGCGTACCGCCGGGTTCTGCCGTAATGCCGTTTTCTGAAAAATATACCGCAGCCCCGAAGGAGATTTCCCCCTCGTCTTTTTTGTCCATCCTGTACACGCCGGTCACATGGATAGAGCCTTTTTCATCGGGATTAATAGAAGTCCCCGCCACGGCAATCCTTGTCCCGAGGTCAATAATGGTATTTGCCTCAATGACAGAATCCCCGCTATTTACATAATCAAGGCTTTCGCCTCTCTGCCAATAAACTGCTTTCATCATGCTTTACCTCCTTTTTTAATCAGTTAAAAGGGCTTTTAATGGCTGTGCCGGGGTTTTTGATGGCACCACGATAATCCATAACGCTGATACCCCAGTCCAGATAAATATCCCATACAAAACCAAGCGTACCGGGTGCTTCCATCCTGCGAATGGTTGGGATTTCCTGCCCGTTCAGATAGTCAACTTCAATAAAATCCGTGTCGTCCTTTGCGCCAAGCAAAAACCAAGGCATTGTATTGCCAAAACCGCCACAGAGCACATTGATAGTTGGGTCCTCTACCACTTGAATCTGGTTTGCGTAACGGTACAGGGGATTCACTGCCTGCGTATTTCCATCAGTATGTATTGTCGGGCTGTTAAACAATGTATAAATATCAAACGCCATGCCTGAAGGAACAACAATAGTTTCAGGGCGGATGATAATCGCTTCTTTAAACTCATTTGTCTGATTCTGCAGCGCAAGAATCATAGACTGCATGGCTGCCTGTGTAATTCCGGTACCGGACGTCATCAGGTTTTTATGCGCACCGGAAAACAATACGGTTCCATCATAGACCGCAGGATTTTTCACTAAAATTTTATACACCTGCTTGTTTATGGTTTTCCTTGCACTTGCAGCATATCGGGCAGGTACCCCCGTAATCAGGTCTATATCGTCATTAATGAACGCCTGCCTTGTAAGGGTAAACTGCCTTCCATAGGTTTTCAGTTTTCTCGTCGGGCGCTTTTCATCTTTAAATACATCATGCTTCAGTTCCCCGCCTTCAGGAACCTCAAGAAATTCCCCTGCAGGCCCAGCAAGGTAGTTATTATCATGTGTCTTAAAATCTTTTAAACTGCCTTTCTTTGTAAACCGGTCAAAAGTAACAGCCACCTTTTTGTGTCCTTCTATATATGCCTTGTTGATGGCATTATCCAGTATGGAAGGGAAAGCTGCCGTAGGGTTAAAAAACTGCCGTAATGTCATGTTGTAGAGTTCATCGGAAGAACGGCGCCCAAGCCCGCTCACCCCTTCCCCAGCCATGCATTCAATCGCCAAATCACGTAAGGACATATGCATTAGTTCCCTTGCACCCTCCGCAGGATGTTCAACCGTAATTCCGGCACGCATTACCAGCGCATCTCCTGCTGCCTGTCGGAACTTGTCCTGCCCGTCCGCCACGACTTCAGCGTTTCCCCTTACGGCGATGGGCGCGCCTTGCTCCCTCATGCTGTTCAAGATTGATTTCCTTACGGCATCTACCGTTGTGCCCTCATTCAGGTATCTTTTCATATCCTCATCAGGAACAGCAAACTCCCTGCAGATTGATATGATTTCCGCACACCTCTGCCGTTCTTCTGACATCACGCTCTCTGAATCAGTTTCCTGCCTATTCCCATCGGCGTTGTTTTCTCTTTCCATCTGTAGTATGGTATCCACCTGTTTCTGCAAACCATCAAACTCCGCCTGTTCGTCTGCAGTAAGTGCCCTTCCGGCAGCTTTTGCCGTATTTAACAGTTCCTGTTGGCGCCGAATTAACTCTGCTAAACCCATAATTTTTTTCCTCCTGACAAAATATTTTTATTTATTTGGAGCTGCTTTTCATCATAGTAAAAGCTGCCTACTCCCTTTTTCTGCAAAACTCCGATATGCCCCTCATTTTCTCCGCCGGAGCGTCCAACCCCTACCGTAGGATCTGCCGGAACGCTCACAATTGAAATTTCAAATGGCGTCCAACGCTTTGCAATGTCGCATGGTCCCATAAAACGTCCGTCTCCCGATTTTTGGTTTGCGGCAACTGGCTCCCATACTGACACAAGATACCCAACGGATACTCCCTTAAGAGTTCCGCCAAGGACTTTCTGGTATATCACCTCCGCAGCAGAATCTGAATCAAATTCAATTTCCGCGTAGCCACGGCCGTTATCTATCCATGCCCGCAGGATTTTTCCAATTACCTTGTTTCTGTCATGGTTAAAAAGCACAACACCAATGGAATTTAAACGCGACAAATCCACATCGCCGTCCGCATGGGACAAAATTTCAGTCCCCCAGCACCTGCTGTAAGGCTCCTCCGACGAAAAAGAAAGCTTAAACTTTCTCTCGTTCCCCGTCCCTTCCATGCGTTGTATACTGCTTTCAGTCAGATAACGGTGAATAACGCCTTCTTTTTTCTCATTTTCATTTTTCTGCTCTTTTTCCGTATCCGCCGTCCTCATTAACAGACTATTTCTGTGTTTCTTTTCCTTTGCTTCCAAACAATACACCTCCCATATCAACTCCTTTTGCTGCACCATATGCAATTACTTCCGCTATATCATCAATCTGGCTCCTCCAGTCACGACCATTTTCGGCCGCAATCTGTTTATAGGTCTTTTGCCCTGTTTTTACTGCTGTCATGTTAGCCTCCGATTCCTTTTTCGGGTCTATCCATGGCTTTGGTTCCTGAATCCATTCATGCTCCAGATACCTGTCCTTCTCCTCCCAAAACCTTGGAATCGTGATTGCACCGCAGAGAACAGCAGAAATAACAAAAGTTTCATATATCTCATCCAATATCTCAACTAGTTGTTCTTTGTCTTCCTTATATGTCAGGTCATCTTCAATAAGCCCCTGCCTCGCTGAAGAATATGTACTTTCCGCCATATCCCTGCTGGTTGCTTCGTAGCTGATTCCCTGACCTGCTCCGATAAGCCTCTGCTGTAATTTTGTGAAGTTTGTGGCATCGTTTCCCTGTCCTGAAGGATTGACTACCTGAATTTCATCCCCTACATTCATTTCCTTAATCATGCCGGGACTAATAGTTTTTCCTTCATAAGATACCTTTTTCTCATCTGTATTTATAATTCCCCTGCCAATTCCAGTCGTCGGATAAGCCTTTTTAATGAATATTGATAGACATGCCTCTATGCGTTCTTTTACCGATACTGCCGTCATAAACTCATTTACGTCTCTGATTCTCGGGATAGTCGGTGACATATCCGAAATTTCCCTGAGCTGCGACGGGCGATTTTTGGTAAAGTAGAAAATAACCTCCTTTGCCTCCACATATACGGGTTCCCGCCGCATATACCCGTCAATATCATACTGCCTTATGTAATAGCCTACCGGCTTATTGAATGGGCTATATTCTATCCCGCCAGCTACTTTATTCCCTGTTTTCTTTGCCTGTATTGTCTCTGTATCCAGCTCATCCACTTCTATCATCTGCAGTTTAAAGGGTACAAAGCCCTCCTGCGTATACCGCTTCACAAACAGGATTCCACCGTCAACCTTTTTTCGGTCCACAGCCATTCGTATCATCTGGTTAAGGCTCTGTGTACCCGTCACATCACAGTTCTGTTTTTTACACCATTTTTTCCATGCCCGCTCAATCTGCTTGTTCATCTCAGGGTTATCCGTTTTTACCTGAATCCGGTATCCGCCCCCGACCACGTTCCGCTTAAACGCGCCTATAACAGAATTCATGATATCGCTGTTCCGCTCAAGGTCGCGTGACCTTGCTCTGATATTGTCACGGTTGTATCTGTCTGTCTGCTCCGCAGAACTGTTTACTGCCCTCCAGTTTTTGTTTGACCCATCATAAGACCCTGCATCATAATTTCTCCTAAGTTCATCATATGCCTGCCTGTAAATTTCCCTTTTATAAGCCGCCGCGGGGGATACTGCGGCAACTATACTGTCTATCAGTCCCATGTGCCCTCCTACCTTCCCGAAAAAACACCAACATAACAGTCGTCAAGCAGATTTCCCGACTTTTCTGTCATGAGCTGCGCCGTAAGGTCATTTTTTATATTGTACAGCTGCCTTAGATCAGCTCTTGTAAGGCTTCTTGAACCAATCTTATAGGACTGCCCGCCTACCGCAATTGCCATGATGGCAGCATTCACGCTATCCAGCATTTCCTGCACGCCTGCAGGCTGTTTTGTATTGTTTTCTGCCATGTGCCGTCTCCTTCCTATATCCAGTTTTCATGCGCTTTTATCCACCGCTCTTCAGGCTGTTTTTCTTCTTCCTGCTCCTCCGTTCGGTTTGGAATTTCCTGCCCTGAAAGGTGCAGTGTGCGCACTCCCAGTATGTCTGCTGCCACCAGCGCGTACACCTCCGCATCAAGATAATGGTTGTCCGCATGGCTGTGCTTTGGCTGCCATACCTGTTTTGTTACTCCTTTTCCTTTCACATTGACTTTATGCTCGCTGGTAACCTGCTGCGCATATTCCATGTCACAGCCGCTATAAACCATCCAGCTCCCCCTGCCATTTTCCCTTCGCATACGCCCGGCAATCATATCCTTATATTTCCCGCCATCTGCAAGGACAAGGGTCATTCCATACGCTTTGCTGTCTGCCTTGTTAATCTTACTCAATTTATAGTGGCTGAGCTGCGCATGGCTGGAACCCTTGACAGGCAGGGCATAATCTGTATGAAAAGCGCAAAAATCATATACCGCGTCTGTCTGGTCTCCGGAATCAATCAAACATAAATTCACTAACATGGGCTCATTTTTTTCCGTCATATATTCCGCATTCATAATAATATCTATTTCCGCAAAGGATAGCGCCTGTCCGTGGGCTATGTTTTGGCTAGTCAGGTAATCTCCCCATGCACGTATGGTCCAGTACAGAGAGCTTTCCTGTACATCAACCCCTGCTGTGAGCATTTTTGCCCACGATGGAACCACAAACTGTGCAACTTCCGTCTGCCTATCCATAACAAGCTCTGCATTTGTCTTAAGTTTTGTATCCTCCCACGGCTCCGCAAGCCATGAGTTCACAAAATTTTGAAAAGAATCAGGGTCATCCTTTGTGGCAAGGAATTCCTTCGCAATATCAGCCCAACGGACAAACGGGCTGTAAAGCGTGTTTATCCAAAAAGCCACGTTACGGGCATATTTTGTATTGCAGCGGACAACCCTCCACTCGCCTTGCTTTAACATGCCATGCTTCGCATTGTCCGTGATAATGCACCCGCATATCTGGCATACATACACTGCAAACTCTGCACGGTCTGCATAGCCCATATCCTCATCATCAGGAAACCTTATATTTTTAAACTGCAATTCTATGTATTCACCGCAATGTGGGCAGGGGACGAAATAGTGTTTTTCAATATCCGCCTCTTCCTTTTCTCTCCATATATGCCCTGTTTTCAGTGTCGGCGTGCTTGTAAGGTAAATTTTCTTATTATGGAAGGTTTTTGTCCTTTCCAGTGCCAGCCTTACAGGGTCTGCCTCCCTACTGCTTGCACCGGGATATTTATCCACTTCATCAAGCAGCAGGAACCGGATTGGCTTACTGGAAAGCCCCGAAGGGGAATTGGAGCCGGCAAGCGTAAGATACATTCCGTCAAACTGTAATTCCAAGAGGGACGAATTCTTATCAAACCTTTTTTCCAAATCGGCAGATGCCATAAGCATGGGCTGCAGCCTGTTTTCTGACACGGATTTTGCAAGCGTCTCAGTTGGGTAGACTATCATTGTCGGCGCAGGGTCCTGCGATACAATGTACCCGACTATGTTTTGCAGTGCTTCCGTCCCGCCTATCTGGGTGGGCTTTGCAAAAACAATTTTTTCCGTCTCGTAATTGTTGAATTCATTCATCACGTCTACAAGGTATGGCGTCACACTGTTATTCCACGGTCCCGGCATTGCGGAGGATTTCGATTCCAGCACCCTGTACTTCTCCGCCCACTCCGACACAGTCATATGTTCCGGCGGCTTCAAAAATTGCAGCGCTTCCCACTGGTATGCAGGTATGGGGATTTTTTTACGCGCTGCCATTGCCCCCCTCCTTTTCCTCTATACTGAACTTTAAAACAAAGTTATTGAGAAGTTTTTTTACTTCATTATGCAGTTCTTTTTCAACCTGCCTTACCTCCACAGGGTCAACAAACCCTGCCAGCCGTCCGGCAAGCCTGCTTGGAATGGACATTGCAAATTTCTTTAGTGATACAAAAAAACGGCTGTAGTCCAGTTTAACCTCTTCAACAGAAATATATTTGCCTGCCGCGATTTCCGTCCGCAGGCGGTGAAGTTCGCCCTGCGATTCTTTCAGCGCCACTTCTGCCCTAAGTTTCTGTTCTTTCAGTGTTATCACTGTTTCCGTTCTGGATTTGCCATATGCCTTGTCGGCAAGGTATTTTACATACCTCTGGATTGTTGGAACCATTTCATACCTACGCCCGCTCTTTGTTTCCACGGTCACCAGAACACCGTCCTGCGTGAGCTGCTGTATTCTTCTTACACTAACACCAAAAAGGTCTGCAATCACTTCTGTCTTACAGTAACTTTTGCTGTCCTTTACTGTTTTTCCAGCCTCTGCCATATACACAGCCCTCCAACATAAAAAAAGACAGCACCTTCTTCTGGTACCTCCTTTCCTCTTACTTTCTATGCTACCATATTCCCACA